CCGCAACTTCTGGTAGTTTAGATACGTATTGTCGTTCAACAGAGAAGCCTACGCCTGTACCGCACATCAGGACGTACATCATCTCATCAAACGCTTTAGGGTGGTCAATAGGTAGGTAAGAGCAGTTAAAGCCAGCTACGTTGTCACGATCAAGAGCCTCGCCAGCAGTCATTAACGCTCTCATGCTAGGCATAACATTCAGGTCATGAATGTCTGCAAAGATACCGTTAGCTTCTTCAAGAGTGAGCTTACCTTTCTCAATCCAAAAGTTTAAGTATCTGTCGATTGTTTCTTCCCATGTTTCACGTCGTTGCTCTTCTGGTAGGTAACGTGCGTAGCGGGACTTGTGAATGTATTGTTGATATGCATCCATCAAGATTGTGCCTCCCTGTCAATTAGTAGTTGTATATAGTGCATTGCTTTTCGTAGATCCTCGATACCGTTTTTGTCACGCCATCGTGTAATGTACTTTACCACATTAGCTTCGCACCAGTCAAGGTTATTGTCAATGATAAAATCAATAGGTTGAATGTTATAACGTGCGTAATGGTTTCCGCCCACTTGTCTTTTACGGGCATCGTCCCACTGTTTAGGTGTTGCATTATCTATACTCACTCCATCTCCTTAAACTTGTAGACTTTCTCTAGCACACGATCTGCAAATCTTTCTACCAGATCTTCTGCTGTTATCTCTAATGCTTCCATGATTGTTACCTCATCGTAGTGTTCGGCAACGTGCTCTAACAACTCGTCGAACGTCATCCATATTTTCTCCTGAGGTAGTTTATACTAACAGGTAGCTCATCGAATGATCCGTTGTCTACTTCATTCAACATCCAGATACCAGACCAACTACCATTTGTTTGAGGATTTAAATAATCTTCAGAATGAGTATAAAAAATGCCAGCAAACAAACCAGTGATACTACTTCCATCTGCTTTTCTTGCATAAGCTATATCTCTATCTTGAACATGTCCCATGATACATGACATAAACTTCTTCTGCAACATAAGCTTTGCAGTAGTAACAGGACGACCCATGACACCGCTGGTGAAGTAATGACAGTAAGCTATACCGTCAATGATGATAGGTTCTAAAAACGGAACTACCTCCCAGTTGTCTAGAAAGAAGTCATTGTACGACATCAAGCCATCCAGCTTTGCATCAGACTCGATAGCTCGCTCTATCCTGTACTCGTGATTGCCTAACAGGAACACCATGCGAGGCTTCCATGCCTTTCTTTTACCCTCACGTAATCGTCTCTGCTCTTGACGTATGGGGTGCATGAACGCTTCCATTGCCATGTTACCTGATTCAATGTCATTAACATAGCGTCTACCTTCGAACGACTTCTTTCCAACGTCATAGCTGCTGAGACTTGGCATGTCCCAGTGATCCCCCAGATGAATGATAACGTCAGGTTTAGTTGCTACAGCATAGCGTCCCGCCCAGTATAGATGATCCCAATTACTGTCAGGTTTTACTTGAGTATCTGGTATTACTAGATGCCTAGTCATAGCCACTCCTTTGGTAGGGTCGTTGGTGTGTACCAATCAAACCCATTCTTCTCAGCCCAATCTCTCATACGGTAACGAGTACCATCTTTCCGTCGTCGAGAACCCGGCATTGGTGTATTAGGATTTTGAAATACAAACACAAGATCTTCATATTTACCTAACGCCTTACGTATCTCTACGTACTTACGTGCCTCCTCTCTCGTTCTGAATCTACCCTTCACCTCAATGTACGTCATCCATCCATTACTGTTGTAGCAAAAGTCTGGCTCGTACTTCTTAGGTATGATGTACTCGATTCTCTCTGCAGGATGATAAGTACAACTCTTCATCTGTGCATAGAGTTTCTTTTCTAGGTTACTGTCAAACTTCATCAGGTATCCTATACTTGTCATCAGTAGATCTGAGAAGGTAGAGTAACTGAAGACTTTCATACAGTCGATCAGCGTCAAGTTCGTTCTCTTCGTATAGCTTAAGACATCGCTCATACAACTCTCTCTCTGTTTCCCAATCAGCCAGTGCCTTCTCTGCTTTCTTCGGACCTACGCCGTGTACTCCTGCAATGTTGTCTACTCGATCACCCATCAGAGCCTGACGATACAGCCACTCTGTAGCAGAGCGTTCGTCAACTTCCTTCATGATCTTCTTGGTGTAGTCATACATCTTAGTGGGTATCTGCAAAAAGTCTTTGTCGAGAGAACAGATAATAGACTTATGTTCTAACTCAGTAGACTTGATAGCTATACAGTCATCAGCTTCCATGTTGTCAGAGAGTTCCGCTTTCCATGTGTCAAGCATGTACTCACGGAGTAAGTCTTTATGCACAGGCTTACGTGCTGGACGGCTACCTTTGTATGGCTGAGAAACAGCAACCTCATTTCTGAAGTTGCTGCTGCCAGTAAGGTACAGCTTGTGTTCGGTGTAGTACTCAGACAGATCAGAGATAATCTCAGAGATGTAGTTAGCCATAGTTTGGATTGCTACCTTCTCTGGTTCCTCGTCACAGGCAAAGCCTACACGATAGACAAGCATGTCACCGTCGATGAGTATCACACTGCTTCCTCAAGATTCATCTCAGGCTCGTACTCTACGACGTTAGAGATAACCATGCGACGTAGGGTAGGTGAACGACCCTTCTTCTTCATGTACTCCCAGTCATAGAAACCAACAAGGCACTTGGCCTCAGAACCATTAGCAACAACAACACCCATGTCAGGATCGTCTTCATCATCAAGAGGTGTACGTCCTCTGATCAACAGCTCTTCACCGTCAGGCTTGAATGCACGGTACTTGTTGTTTGACTTGCACGTGATGTAGTAACCACGCTCGTCACCCTTGTTGTTTACCTTCAGGCCCATGTCTTCAAGTGCTGTTACTGCCTCGTCTGACAAGAGAGCTAAGTCAACAGTGTACTTGTTGGCAAGCTGGTTCTTCATGGTCAGGTTAGGCCAGTACAGTTGGCACTTAAGGTTTACGTTTGCTTCACTCATAATTAACTCCAGTTAATTTAACAGTTAATATTATACCACACTTTTGTAGATTGTGCTAATGCGTTTCGGCCCAGTTACTACCGATACGATACTCACCATCCAGTGGGCAGTTAAGGTTGAAGGTTTCGCCAGCCTGAATGATTGCCTGTACAGCAGATTTACCTACGTACTCAGCATCATCAGGATGACACTCTATTTGCCACTCATCGTGGACTTGTGCTACTAGCTTGAAGTCAACATGCTCTAGTAATTCATACAGATGTATCACAGCCTGCTTCATTACAATGGCACCTGCTCCCTGCAGTAGTGTGTTTAACGCAGAGTGTGCAGAACGAACACGTAGTCGTCTACCATCCAGTCCATCAAGGAACCCAGAGTCTGCTTGCGTTGTTATCTCTTCACGTAACTCAGCCAATGCAGGTGTGTTCTCAAGGAACTTGTCTTTGAGTTCACCTCCTTGTCTTGCATTGCCGCCTACGACAGATCCTATCTTAGCATTACCAGCACCGTACAGGAAGGCATAAATAAACGTCTTAGCTTGCGCTCGTGTCTCTAAACCAGCCGCGTGTTGGTTAGCTGTATGTATATCACCCTCTAGGATTTCTTTCGTATAAGCTTCGTCATCCATGTAGTGAGCCAGCATCCTAAGTTCCAGACCAGATGCATCAGCCCCAACGAGAACACGGTCAGGAGGAACAGTAAATAACTTCCTACAATCACTGCCGTACTCTGCATAAACTGCAGGAACTTGCGCGAGGTTCGGACTAGAGTGTGCCATACGTCCTGTAACTGCTCCGATATGTTTGACCCTACCATATATACGTCCTCCGTTTTCTGCCTTGATCCATGACAGTACTTGAGAGTGTCTCTTCTGTAGCAACAGATACTCCAGCACCATCTTGGCTTCAGGTATGTGTAGGTTCTTCTTCAGAGTAGACTCATCCACCTTTGGTTTACCTGATGGTGTCTTCTCTTTCCATTTAGCACCCTTCTTCTCCAGCCTCTCAGCTATCTGCTGACGTGACCCTACGTTGAAGTGCTGGTATCTCAACGGTAAAGGTTTACCTGTTGTCTTGTGATACCTCTGCTCCTCTGCGATGGGTGGAAATACATTCTGCAATGCAGCCTCAATACCTAACATCTTAGTCTCAAGCTGACGTTCTAGTTCCTTTGCACCAGTAAGATTGAAAGCAAATCCATTCTCTTCCTGTTCTCTGCATATGTATGCAACAGCGTGTTCAAGGAATACACTGGTGTCAGAGAAGTCATACATCATGAGTTGCATCGTAAGCGTTTGATAAAGCTTCTCAGTCACTGACACATCACGCATACAGTACTGAATCATCTCATCAGATAGCTTACTCCAATCATCATGGTCACCCTTAGGGAAACGTAGCTTCTCTCCCCACGTAGCTAGGCTATGTCCTCCTTGTACATCGGGATGGAACAGCCTCGACATCACCAACGTATCCAGAACATACTCAGGCATTACCTCTATACCCCATAGCTTTTTCAATACAGGTCCGTCAAAGCCTATGTAGTTGTGTCCGCATACGTATGTATTAAGACCTCTGTCTAGCTCTTCCTGCAGCGACTCCTTAGATGTATGGAGCAAGTGATCCTCGTTTGGTCTCTTTGTCACCACGCAGTGTATTACCGTCGGCTGGAGACCATCCGTTTCTATATCCAAGAACACTATATTCGTAGTAGGCAAGGTCCATTTCTTCCCGCTCTGTGAGTTCTCTACCATAGCTCTTCATCTCCAAGTTCTGTTCCTGAGTAACTATCCAGTTCCCCATCTTCGACATCGTATGATTCCTCCATGTCTGATAAATGTGCATAATCTAAGTTACCTTCAATGGTAACGTCATCCTCAATAAGGAATTTACCACAACCATTACATAAGTCAACAAACTCCCCCGACCCAGTGAACCTACGTGTTAACTCGTAGTCATTGAGTATCTTGTTACATGCAACGCATCTCACTCCATTATCTCCGTCAACCGCCCTGAATCTTTATTATACAGCAACGAACACGATGGTCCAGTCATACCACTGAACCTGTTCTTCAGTACACGTACGTTAGTTGTGTTACGTACCATCTTATCTTCTGCTTGTGCATTACGCTCTAGTCCAAGAACAATATCAGAAAGCTGAGCAATTGAAGCACTGCCGCGAAGCTGACCCAGACTAGTAACTGCTCCATCCTCATGTCCTTTTCCTTCTGGTCTACGTAGGTGACTGACAACAAACATACATATCTCCATCTCCTGACAGAACATACGTAGCTTGGTCATGATCTCATCAATGGCTTTACGTTCATCGCCATTGGATTGATCCGATACCAGAATGGATATGTGATCGAGGATGATATACCTAACACCTAGCACCTTGACTTGGTAACGAAACCTAGCCAGCACGTTCTCGATCTGGTTGGAGCCAAACGAATCCCACAGAACAACACGGTCATCTAGATCTAACGT